CGGAGTATTCCCAGGACGGCATGCTAAAATATCAGCTATTGATAATACTAATAAAGTATTTACTGTTCCCTCAGACACTCCTCATGGTTTTAAAACCGGAGATCAAGTTCTTATTAGTGGGTGTGCGGGTAATACAGGCGTAAATAATAGGCATCTCTTTGTACGTGTAGGAGATGAGACGGGTACTTATGCAGGTACTACTAATGCTACTACTGAATTTTCTCTGTTTACAGCACTGGGTAGTGCAACAGAGAACGGTGCTCTTAGGCTTGGAAATGCTTCACTTTTGGATTCTGGTACTTATACAGGCTCATACACTGCGCTGAGTGGTACCGCTGCAAATGGTAAGTATAGCCTTACGTTGACAGGTGGTAGTTTTAATCTTGGTAACAATATTAGCTATCTTGTTCCTGAAGAATTGGGAGCAATTAATAAGCCGCTTGAGCACGTAACAGGCACACGAACTGCTACAGGTAACGCAACTTGTTACTTGACTCTTGAAGACACCGATACTACTAATGGTACTTCTCGACAGTTCTTCAATGATATGGTAGGCACTGGAGCTATGTCAAAGGTTGTAAATAAGTTTAAGGTAATTATGGATATCGGTGGGTCGGCTGCAGCAGCAGATACTACTAATCCTGTATTGTCTATTGAGTTTCCTACTGCTCACATTGAGGTTCCTTCTCATTCTATTGAGGATGTTATCTCGCTTGAAACTAACTTTACAGCACTTCCGACAGACTTCGGACAGGCTAATGAGATTACTAGCGTAACTTATAGGCCGCCAGCTACATACTAAATGTAGTAAATATGTAAGGGGCTTCGGCCCCTTATTTCTTTCACCAACTTAAAAATACTTCTTGACATTTATTGTCTTATACCGTATAATTTAACTCTAAAAACAAGGATATATTACCCATGACAGAGACCACAACAACAGCAACTAAGCCACAAGTTTCACTAAAGAGTCTTATGACTCCGAGCAAGACAGTTACCATGGACTTCCCCCGATTTACGGGAATGACTGTAGATTTATGCTATCTAGCGCGGGAAGAGCTTGTAAAACTTAGAAAAAGGTGTCTTAGCACTAAGTGGGATAAGAAAAGTCATCAACCGATCGAAGAAATGGATGATGACAAATTTATTATAGAGTACTGTAAAGCAGTCATAAAAGGATGGAAAGGCTTAAAATATTCATACTTAGAAGAGCTTCTATTGGTGGATGTCAGTGACCTTAATCCAGAGGATACTTTACCTTTCAACCAGGAGAATTCAGAGTTGTTAATGAAAAACGCAACAGACTTTGATACCTGGGTAACTGAAATGGTAGGCGACCTTGAAAATTTTACCAAAAACAAGTAGTAGAAATAGAAAAACTACTTGGCCGGTATATCCAAGAACAAGGTAGCATAGACTTAGATAAGTACCTGAGAATGTGCGAACAAATGGGGCAAGAACCCGATCCCAATAGAATGCCACTCGACTCTTCTGAATTTCCGGAGGAAGTCCAAGTGGCATTTTTTATGTTCAACCTTTTATCTGATAATTGGGATGGGATGTCGGGGTACTACATGGGTAAAGATTGGTCTAGTTGCCAGCTTATATTCAATATCCACGAGATAGAAGATACAAAAACAGTACTATACTTCATGAAATTATATGAAGGAATGTTAATTAGACATAGAATGGAAGAAGCTGAGAAAAAACGCAAACAAGAAGAGCGTAAATCACAGCAAGGGGGTAAAACATACACCCATAATGTAAGAGGCTAATGGCAAAAAATCAAGTAATGATCGATATTATTATCGATGATAAAGGGACTACTAAACGAGTTGCTGTCGATGCGGGAAAGCTTGGCATAGAGCTTGATAAATCGGCCAAAGCCTCTGAGAAAGGTGCAAAAAACACGGAGAAGCTATCTAAATCTACCAAAGACTTAGATAGAAATATGCGTGGTACGGCTAAAATGTCGTCCAATAACACAAAAGAATTCTCGAAGATGTCCCAGGGTATGGGGGGTCTTGTAGGTGCCTATGCTACTCTAGCTGCTCAGGTCTTTGCTGTATCTGCCGCCTTCCAGTTTTTACAAAGTGCAAGTAATATGCGTAACTTAATAGAAGGCCAAGAGGCTATGGGTGCAATAACTGGTACTGCCTATAAAACAATTACAAATACTATTATTGCAGCAACAGATGCTCAGATTAAGTATGCCGATGCAGCAAAAGCCGCAGCTATTGGTACTGCTGCCGGACTGGACTCCACACAATTAGAAAGATTAGGGGAGGTAGCAAAGAATACGTCTTATGCTTTAGGAAGAGACATGACGGACTCTTTTAATCGCCTTGTACGAGGTGTTACAAAAGCAGAACCAGAACTACTCGACGAACTAGGTATTATACTAAGGCTTGACACAGCTACTAGAAAGTATGCTGATAGTATAGGCGTTAGTGTTACTAGTCTGACAGCTTTTCAAAGAAGCCAAGCAGTTGCAAATGAAGTTCTTGAGCAAGGAGAAACTAAGTTTGGAGCTATAAGTGCAATGATGAGTGATGATGCTGCTAGTTTGGCACAATTTACTAAATCATTTGATGATTTATTTAATACTATTAAAATAGTAATAATTCAAGGTCTTACCCCTGTTCTTAAATTTTTAAGTGGCAATACTTTAGCTTTAAGTGCTTCTCTAGCTCTATTTGCTTTACCCATTATTAAGTCTATTTTACCTAATCTTACTTTGTGGAGAGAGTCTCAGAAAGCTTTATATAAGGAGCTTGACAAGTCATCAGAAAGATATACAAGAAATATTGAGAATCAGTCTGCTGCAATTAAGAGGTTCTCAACAGATAAAGATGAACTAGCAGCAGAAGCCAGGAAAGACGGACTAGCAATGGGTAAAAAGGTAGATACAGGTGGAGTAGGCTATGTATCTGGAGGCAAAGATAGTCCACAAGCTAGAGCTGCTGCAAGAAAGGGTTTAAAACAAGCTGAAGCAGACCTTGTTAATCATACTACCGTACAGACCGGTATCTATAAGAAATATAACGCCAAACAAGTAGCACTAGCTAGGGCTTCTTATAATGCTCGAGCGGGTATGGCAAAAAAACATCAATTATATATAGAAAATCTGTTTGATAGGACTGTTAAAAAATCAATTATTGGCTGGAACAAAATGAGGTTAGGTTGGGCCGGCTTAATGGGTAAGATGGTAACTATGGCGGTAGGAGCCTCTAAATTAATAAGTCTTGCTCTAAGTCTGGCGGGTTTAATAGGTATAATAAGTATGGTAGTTACTGGGGTAATGGCGTTCATTGCTTACTTGAACCCTGCCACGGCTGCAGCAAAAAGACAGAAGGAGATGTTAGAGGAGTTAACGACTAAGTACAAAGACCTAGGAGAGGAAATGAAAAGGGCTAGGACCGCCCGTGAAGATTTTAGTACAGGGTCAGATGCTGCCGTAAACGTAGGTAACTCAGTACAAAGTGCGGGAGTTACAGGCATCGCAGCAGCCATTAATGAAATGGCAGATATGGATAACACCACTGACAAATTTAAAGAACTTCAAACAACGCTAACCCCCATAATAGCAGAGCTGGCTCTAATAAATCCTGAGTTTAAATTATTACAGACTACTATGGCTGCAGGAGGAAAGCTTTATCCTACCCAAGTCGCGGCTTTAAAATTAACAGCAGAAGGTTACGCAGAAATAAGTGCAACAATAAAAGGTTTACCAGACCAGATAAGTAAGTCGAACCAATCTTTTACAAAAATGGCAACCGGCTTAGTATCCTCGAATCCCTTAAGCCAGTTTCTTACAAATGAAGCATCAGTTTTGAAAGGATTAGAAATTAGACGGAAGGCGACAGAGGACTTAAGAGTTATTTTGTACGACGAATTAGAGCTCAGAGAATCAGCCGAACAAGTACAAAGAGACCTCGACATAGCCGCACTTGACAATCTTAGCGGGTTTCATACAGATAAGGCAGAGGCACGCAGAAAGTATTTCGCTCTTCAAACTGAGGAAGAAAGAGCGAAATTTAGAGTCGAATACTCACGAACCAACCGCATTAACGATAAAGGAGCAAGTTTTGATGACCCAGGTGCTACAATTGACCACGTAGGGTATAAGAAAATGACCGACGAGATGGAGCGGAGGTTAAAGGTTACTACACAAAATGGTATAGACGACGCCTTAACTAGTAAAGAGAAAGTGTTTAGAGAACAAGAAGTAAGGAACTTAAGAGATGCTCAAGTAGTATCAGCGCGGAAAGCCCTAGAACAAGATATACTTGCCACAGAGAATATGGTTGTAGGCACGTCTTTAAAAGGTAAGTTACAGAACTTAGACCAAAAAAGTCTTATGACCAAGAAAAAAATTGTAAAAGCGGAAAATTCGTTAAGTGTAGCTCTGGTGCATCAAAATACCTTGAGCTCTTTAGCAAGCCAGGAACAAAAAGACAATGCCCAAGACGCCGTAGACACAGCAAAGCAGCAGATTAGACTAGCAAATGCACTACAGGCTTTAGAAGATTTGAGGACTCAGTCTAAAAGGGATCAAATTTTACTAGAGGAGAATTTACTAGACCTTAAAGTTGCACAAATAAATGCAGAGCTTAAGTCCAAAGGTGCCAAACGTCTAATAGCAAGGGAAGAATTAATGGGGATGGGCTCTGAAGCGTCCTCAAAAATAGTAAGAGATAAGAAGATAGAGGCACTTAAAGCCGATATAGCTGCACAAGACAAAATAACTGAGCAAGCGGAGCTTGTAAGGGCTAGTAAAAGAGATCAGCTATATAGGGACGAGGCTAACGTACTAGATAAGAAGGGCCTTTTTAACGCGCGAAGCTCTGCCGGTGTATTTGAGAGCGCAACTAATGGGGCCTTTGCAGCTGACGGCGGAGCTGTAGAAACACAGCGGATCAAAGGACAAGGGCTACGGGATGAGTTAGAGGCTATGAATAACCCTGTAGCGCTGGCTCAAAAATCTCTTGAAGTTGCGGAGAGGCAGGCTCAAGTTGATTTAAATTCTTTTTCTCTTGTAAAGGAACATGAAGCTGTCAAGATAAGAGTTGCAGCATTGAACGCAAAGGGTATTGATGTAAGCGACGAAGAGCTTACGAAAATGAAGGAAACTGCAACTGCGACGGAAGACCTACTAAGAAAGAAGAAAAACCTTGACACTGTAAGGGAAGGGCTTATTCAAGGATTTGCAGGTGCTTTCGAAGGTATCATTACTGGAGCAAAATCTGCAAAAGAGGCATTTGCAGATATGGCCAGGGGTATGCTTCAAATGCTTGCTAAGATTATTGCACAAGAACTCGCTTTAAAAGCAGTCAAGGCTATAGGGGGCTTCCTACCTTTTGCGGACGGAGGAATCATGCCCGAGTACGCTAAAGGAGGTTATACCTCTCCCTCTAGGAAATACGGAAGAGGCGGAACAGCAAGAGGCCCTCAATCAGGATATAATGCAGTTCTTCACGGAAATGAAGCAGTAGTGCCTCTCCCCGACAATCGTAGTATTCCTGTAAGTTTAAACGGTGCAGGAGGACAAAATAATAACGTAGTTGTAAATGTTTCTATGGACGGCCAAGGTGGGGCTCAACAAAATAGTCAGGGCGACTCTAACATGGCAGCAAACATTGGAAAAATGGTAGCAGGGGCTGTACAAGAGGAACTCCAATACCAAAAGAGATCAGGCGGGATACTTAATCCTTACGGGGCATCATAATGGCTATAGGATTTATAGTACCTAATATTACTACTTCAAAAGTTATACCTGATAAGTCTCTCTCTCAAAGTGCTAAAACTTCAGTACGTGTTGCTAAGTTTGGAGATGGTTATCAGCAAAGAGTTGCGGACGGATTAAACTCTGTTGGGGGTAGCTTTAATCTTACCTTTACTAATCGTACCAAAGAAGACATTGATGATATGGTAGCTTTCTTTGAGAGTAAGAAGGGGGTAGGTTCTTTTAGTTTCACGTATCCAGATAGTAACTCAACTACTACATACACAGGACCAGGGGCTGGGTCAGGTACGGCAGTTACTATGGTTGCCGGCTCTAATAATTTGAATATTTCCGTGGGCGCAACTGTAACAGGCACAGGAGTTTCTGCGGGTTCTACTGTGGAAAGTGTATCCGGTGTTAATGGGGTTAATGTAACACTAAGCACCTCCCAAACTATCAATACTGCAACTGCATTAACGTTTACCATCCCTAATGAGAGAGAAGTAAAAGTTATTTGCTCAGGCTGGGATACCTCGTATAGTAACTCCTTATTTTATACCTTATCTACTACATTCGAAAGAGTATTTGAAGCATGACAGACAGAATAGCATTAGTAAAAGAGGCACAAGACTTAGAAGTAATAAGCCCCTTAATAGAACTTTATGAGCTAACTATAGGGAGTGGGGCTAATAATAAGCTATACTTTCATTCCGCCAAGGACTTAGATAATGGTACAGCTACTAATGACCTTATATTTGGGAAGGGTACTCCTGGAGGAGAGCAGACCTATGTAACTCTCCCTATATTTATGGATGATATTGAGAAGTCTACCTCAGGTGCTATGAATAGGCCTAAACTAAGTATAGCTAATGTTGAAAGTATACTAAAGCAAGGCTCTGACTTTAAGACACAAATGGAAGACGGGACATGGGACGCAAAAATAGATGATGAGCTTATAATAGCCCAAAACTTCAGAATGGATCATTTAGTGGGGCAGAGAGTTACCCGCCGCAGAACTCTTGAGAAGTATACAGGCGCAAACGTAGATGCCTACGAGTTCGACACAGAAACTTTCATAATAGATAGGATAGCTTCAAAAACTCCTGTCTTCTGCGAGTTAGAACTAGCTTCCCCTGCCGATTTAGGAGGAATAAGAATTCCAGCAAGGCAGGTAATAGGAAAGTATTGTCCGTGGGCCTACCAAGGACACGCAATAAATAGTAATAAAAG